TCAACCTCGTAAATCCCATGAGATAAAGATCTCATATCGCTAGATCCAGGAACAACGTCTTTAGGTTTTGGTATCGCAATCGCACTCAGGTGTTGTTCTCTTCCATTGCGACCGTCCCCGCCGCGTTGGCTTTTCTTTACATATCTTTTTCCTCGGGCACGAGTTTTCATAGAATTTTTAGAATATTCTCGATTGTGTTCATCTCGATGGGCTGGTGCGGCTAAAAGTCCTCCGCTGGCTTCATCGCCGCCTTCATCAGCGACTTCTTCATCCCCTTCTTCACCAGCCATGTCTTCAAGTTCATCGAATTCGCCTCCGAGATCGCCACCACCTAAGTCGTCTCCACCCATATCGCCACCAGCAGCTTCAGATGCTACCGCTTCTGCTGCAGCGTTCAGTTCTGCTTCAAATCGTCGATCATGAAACATTTCCCTTTGATTTCTAATAAATTCTTCATTGGAAAGGTTAAAAATAGTTTGTGCAATCCACCTGCGGCTGAAGAAGTTCTCAGTTGCTCCGCCTGCAATGTCAAATTTTGTCTTCCAGTGCTCCAATTCTTGTAGTTCGGCAATTTTCGAAGGATTATTTAACCTCAAGCGGAAACTTACTAAATCATCCCCTCTAAAGCCGAGGGTATAAAGATGCACAATGCCGATTTTTTCAAGTTCTGAAATAACCGCACGTTGAAGTCTTTGGATTGTTCTTGAAAAGCGGACGTCTTTCTGTGCCAACGTTGTTTTATCTTCTTGCGCTTGATCTGAGTCGCTTGATAAATAAGCCGCTGGTATCTTTATGGCTGAGAACAACTTGTCTCTCAGGTACTTAATATCGTCGATGACGCCGGTAAATTGTCCCCCTTGAAGGTTCTCAATTTTTGATTGTTCTCCGCCTCGGATGGGGATAAAATAATCTTCTTCAACTGAAAGTGGGTTGTAACGTAAGTCGACTCGACCGGTGTCGGCGTTAACGACTTGGTTCCTCTTCATCGAGGTAATCGTTTTTTGCACAAAGGTTTCCACGTCTTGAGGAGCGATATTTCCAACGTCAATGTAAAAAACCCTTCGCTCTGCAGATCGTACGACTCGATAAGCCATCATGGCGTCTTCCATGAGAACAAGTTGGCGCCAAATACGGCGCGCTGGCTCTAATACCGAGGTGCCGTACGGTGCATATTTGTCATTACCGAGGATTCGAAGATGAGCTACTTGCCAATTCTCGAAAGTCATTCCTGCAGAGTTCCACTGATATTGAACATAGTTCGGGTTTGTCGGGTCTTCACCCTCCAGTCTTTCAACTTCGCGAAGAGGAATCGGGATTGTTGCTTTAACTCCCATTCGATCATCGATATCTAAATAAATAATATGATCTCCGAACTTACACATTGATCGACACCAACCAAAAAGATTGTGGTTAACATTGATAACATTTTCGTAAAGAGATTTTAAAACTGTTCTTATCTCTTCATTCGGGCAATCAACTGTTAACATGGGACTCATGGAGGTGTGAGTTGTCATTTCATCGGCATATATATCTAAGGCAGACGCAAGTTCTGGCATATATTCCATTTGTTCATAGTCAACATATCGTTCTACCCGATTTTGTTGCGCCATGAGCTTTGTATTCATAACGTCAAAGGGACTATATTCTGATTTCTTGAATTGTTGTCCAGATGCGGTCTTAAATTGTGTGGCGTACTTATCCAAAGCTGAACGGCGAATCTTTCGATTCATCTGAGTGCGCCAGTTCACGATTGGACCTGAAAAGAGGCGAGTTAGACGTCTAAATAATTCAGATTGTGCGTTATGAGTATTTCTTTCTTGATCAGCCATTATTATCCTTTCAGTAGCCAAGAATATTGTTTATATTCTTCTTTTGCTTTAAACATTTCTTCGTTTGTTTCGTTTCTTCTGTATCCTTCCATTCCTGGAATTGTTGTGTTTAATCTTGTGTTGACTGCAACCATAGAATTCAAACATGCTTTTTTGTATTCGATTTCTTTTTGGTTAACTGTCAAAGCAGTATCTCGAACCCAGCATCCTATCGCTAAAGACATAATTAAGTCATCGTTATACCCTCTCATTGCTTGGGGTTTTCCGTTATGCCAAATAAAAGTTCGTAATTCATTAGAAAAACGAACCGAATATACTTTAATTAGTTTGTTTCTAACGAATTCTTCCAATTTTGCTACAATCAGGGGTCTAGTTTTTGAAGAAGTTGTAAATCCAGCGACAGCATTATTTTGAGATTGCCCTTGATGGCTCTCAATAAATTCATGGGTGCCCTTCACAGAATAATATAAGTTTGGATACTCTAAGTCTATCAATTTTTCCAATATCGATATTCCAATTCCCACATTTTCTACCACTAATAGACAGTTGCCGTATTCTTTTCCGGCTTGGGAGAGTACATTGCTATACATATCCAAGCTTGGCTTGCCTTGATATTCTGCTACGACCTCCATTGTTTCCAGTTTTATAACGTGAAATACAGAATAATCGGCTCCATCACCTCTTGCGACGTCGGCAACCAATAGATACGAACACTCTTGTTTATACTCTTCCCAAATCCACATGTTTCGATCAAAGCCTGTCCGGTATTTCGGATCACAAACACCAGATTCGAGCCATGCAATGTCGTCTGGGTGAATAACATTTTCACCTGAAGTATTGAAGTTGCACTCAAGCTCTTGTGCTATTTCTCTCCGTGACATGTTGCGAGTTTCTTTCTCAAACCATGCTTGATCTCGGTTTGGATGGATATCCCAGGCTAGGTGCACGGGATGAAAGTCGTTAGAACCCTCGACAGCTTCGGTATAAGTCTTGTGAAACCAGTTTCCAACTCCGTTTGGAGTCGACAGGGCAATTACTCGACCACCAGTTGAGATTGTAGGATATAAACCTGCCCAAAGCTCGTCTAAGTTCTCAACGTGGGCTGCTTCGTCAATAACCAGCAAAGAAAGAGCCTCTGAACGTCCTGCGTCTCCGGATGTTGAAGCTGCTTGAATCTGAGAGCCGTTTGAAAGCTCGAAAGAAGCTCGGTTATCGATTGAAATTTCCGCAATCCGAAGAAACTCTGGCACATTCTTCATGATGGCTTTGACTTTCTTAACAAGGTTTGAAGCTGTTTTAAACTTTGTGGCCATAACAAGAATGTTCTTGTCTCTATGATAAAGCATCATCCACACGATGTATGCTGCAGCAATCGTAGAAATGCCCAACTGCCTCGCCTTGAGGATTACATTAAATCGATAGTCGTTAAAGTCCGTTAAAAGTTCAGACTGATAGGGATAAGTTTTAAACGGAATTAATCCCTCGATGGGGTGTGAAATCCTTGCATAATTATTAATAAAATAATTTGGATCCTTACCACATTTCAGTATTTCAGTTACTATTTCCTTTTTGGACAGTGTATATGACATTTTTTACTTTTTAGTGAATCCGCCTTCTCTCAAAAATTTGTGATATTTGACAGCCATTGGATCTTCAATTCCTTCGCCAAGAGTTTCTACGTCTTTCATGCCGCCAATTTTAAAAAGTTTGTGTGCCATCACGAACGTTCGAACTCGGGAAGTGTTTTGTACGATGCACTTTGCTTCTCCTTCTGGAGTTAACTTGATCGATTTTCCTGTGATCACTTTGTATTCTTTTTCGAGGTAAGCAGCGATCGAATGAATTCGGCGTTCGCATTCTTCCTCGAATCCTTTTGCATATACGTCAGAGAGTTTGACATTCCCTTCGTAATTGATTTGGAGCATATTCCCGATGAATTTGACGCCGAAACCATCAGAAACACGACTGTCAACAATGGCACAGCCCTCTTCACGAGAAAGTCCTCCAATTTTTTTAACATCGCCATCTTTAACGAATCTCTCGTCATGGGCACCATCATAAGCATTTACGGCTGCTTGATTAAGACCTTGTATGATTTCTAATGTTGTAGCCATTATTTGTTTTCCTCTTTATTGGGGCGCCATCCAGATTTCCATCTTTCTTCACGCCTTTCTACCCACTGAATATAGCACTTAAAACAACAATCAAATTTTGTCATGTAAACATCATCTCGTAATTCAAAAGAATAGGAGTAACAAACAGGACAAATTCTGTTATTATCTTTATTAATTAGTTTTTTAGATATTAAAACGCCATCAACTTCTACTTTTTCGCTTTTTTCTTGGATCTCAGCTTCTTTTGTGTACATATCCTTGACTTGTTGCTGATAATCTTTCTCTTTCTCGTCGTCCCAGTCTTTCTTAGGGTGCCGGATTGCTTCTTTTCCATATTTCTTGGAAATAGCATTCTCATATCTGGCAATTTCATTTAGATCTTTCTTCATTTGCTCGCAGCTTTCGTTATAGCTGCTGTTGCCCCTGCTCCAGCGATCAGTCCACCAACAATTCCCCAAGCTACGGCGCTTGATCCGGGTTTTTTATCGATAACTTTATTAAGTTGTTCAATTTCTTTGTCTTTCAAACTCAAAGTTGATTCATATTTACTCTTTTCTATATCTAAAGTAATTTGCATCTGGTCCAGTTTCAATTTATATGCCCATTCTTGAGTAGTAAGTTCATAAGCTAGCTTCAAACTGTATTCATCTCTGAGGAATTTGTTTTGTGCCAGCATCCTAGCGGTGGCCGCTGGGTCAAACAGAGTACC